GCAGGACCTGAAATCAAAGAGGAATCAAACCATGGCCCGAGGAGGACTGAGGCCGGGCGCTGGCCGCCCGAAAGGCGCCCGCCCGCTGGAAAATCAGCCCGTCATCAAGGCCCCCGTCGGGGTCTGTCATGCCGCTCGGCAGTCGGGAATGACGCCGCTCGATTACATGCTGACGGTCATGCAGGATGAGGCGGCCGATCCGCTCCGGCGCGATCGGATGGCGATCGCTGCGGCCGGCTACGTCCACGCCAAACCGGGCGATGTCGCGAAGGGCAAGAAGAAGGCGGCCGAGGAAGCCGCGCAGACGGCCGGCCATGGCACCGAATGGGGCGAGGATCTGGCTGGGCCGGTCAACTGACGATGTGGAGCACTGCCGTTCCGGATTGGGAGCGCCGCCTGCTCGCGGGCGAGAGCCTGGTTCCTGACCTGCCGCTCTTCCCGGAAGAGCGAGACCGCGCCTTGCGCATCTTCAACCGGCTGCGGTTGCCCGACGTGGTGGGCCAGCCGAAGATGGAGGTCGCGGCAGGCGACTGGTTCCGGGATATCGTGGCGGTGTTGTTCGGGTCACTGGACCCGGATGCGAACCGGCGGATGGTGCAGGAGCTCTTCCTGCTCGTCCCGAAGAAGAACGGAAAGTCCAGCTACGCCGCGGCGATCATGGTCGTGGCCATGCTTGTCAATCGGCGGCCCAATGCGGAATTTCTGCTGATCGCGCCCACCAAGGAGGTGGCAGGGATCGCCTACAAGCAGGCTCGCAACATCATCGTGGCGGATCCGGAGCTGGCGAAGGCGTTCAAGCCGCCGCAGGACCACATCAAGACCATCACGCACCGACGGACCGGGGCCACGCTCCAGATCAAGGCCGCCGACACCGACGTCATTACCGGGTCCAAGTCGACCGGCATCCTCGTGGACGAGACCCACGTCTTCGCCAAGAAGCCGAACGCCAAGGAAATCTTCGTTGAGATCCGAGGCGCGCTGGCAGCGCGCCCGGACGGCTTCATGATCCAGATCACGACTCAGTCGAAGGAGCCGCCTGCAGGGGTATTCAAGTCTGAGCTCTCGCTGGCTCGAGATATTCGGGACGGGCTGGTGACGCTGCCGCGGCTGGCGGTGCTCTATGAGATCCCGGACCGGATGGCGAAGGACGGGGGATGGAAGAACAAGGATCTCTGGCCGCTAGTCAACCCGAACATGGGTCGGTCGGTCGACCCCACGTTCCTCGAGAACGAACTGACGGCGGCGGAGCGGGACGGGCCGGATCAACTGGCGCTTCTGGCCTCCCAGCATTTCAACGTGGAGATCGGGCAGGGGCTACGGGCCAACGGCTGGGCTGGCGCGCCGCACTGGGAGCGCAACGCCGTCCCGGGACTTGACCTAGCTCGGGTGCTGGAGCGGTCTGAGGTCTGCACGATCGGCATCGACTGGGGCGGGGCGGACGACCTGGCGTCGCTGGTAGTACTTGGGCGGGACAAGGACAGCAAGGCATGGCTGTGCTGGTCGAAGTCTTGGGCCCGGCCGTCTGTTTTCGAGCAGCGAAAGCAGATCGCGCCCGCCTTGAGGGACTTCGAAGCGCAGGGCGACCTAGCCATAGCTGAGACGGGCGAGGACCAGGCTGCGGATGCGGCTGACATCTGCGAGTTCGTGGCCCAGTCGGGGCTCCTGCCTGAGCAGAACGGTATTGGCTTGGACGCTGCGGGCGTCGCGCTTCTAGTGGACGCGCTCGAGGAGCGGAAACTGACCCAACCGCAGGTCGTGGCCGTCGCGCAGGGCTGGAAGCTCCAGACAGCCATCTCGACGCTGCCTCTAAAGCTCGAGGACGGGCGGCTCAAGCACGGCGGGCAGCCCATCATGGCTTGGGCGGTCGGCAATGCGAAGCAGGAGCTCCGCGGCAGCAACTACGTCGTAACGAAGGCGGCTGCCGGCGCAGCCAAGATCGACCCGCTCATGGCGCTGTTCAACGCGGCAATGCTGATGTTCCAGAACCCGGCCGCGGCGCGCGGGCCATCGGTCTATGAAAGCAGGGGCCTTCTCCTAGCCTGAGGGCGAGCGGTAACCAGATGAGGCGCGCCTGATGGGCATCTTTGGCAATCTGGCGGGCCTGTTCCGCCGCGGCCCCGCAGGGGAAGCCCAAGCGCAGGCCGCGCCACAGGTCCGTGCCCTGACGTCCGACGGTTACACATTCTACGGCCTCGATGATCCGGCCTTCAAGGAGATGATCCGGGGCGGCGACGGGCGTTCGACGCAGGCCGGGATCACCGTCTCGACCAGGGCGGCGATGCGCAATACCACTGTGTTTCGATGCGTGTCGCTGGTGAGCGGGGCGGTCGGGATGCTGCCCCTGCACCTGCACCGCAAGGCCGACAAGTCCAAGGCGGACGATCACCCGCTTTTCCGCGTCCTGCATCGCCGGCCAAACGCTTGGCAGACGGCCTACGAGTTCCGCAACCTGATGCAGCAGAGGGCGCTGACGGAGGGGGACGCCTTTGCGCTGATCGTCCGGAGCGGAACCCGCATTCTGCAGCTCGTGCCGCTGGACCCCGACCGCGTCAAGGTCGTGCAGCGGCCGGACTGGAGCCTCGAGTACCACTACGACAGGGGAGGCGCCGGGACGCAGATCCTGCCACAGCGGGACGTCTTCCATCTGCGAGACGGCATGTCGCTTGATGGGGTCCGGGGCATGTCGCGGGTCCGGCAGGCGGCCGAGGCCATCGCGCTCGCCATGCAGGCCGAAACCGCATCCGCGCGACTGTTTCGCAACGGCGCGATGGTGGGCGGCGTATGGAAGCACCCCGGGCAGATGTCCCCGGATGCGTATGACCGGCTCAAGGCCAGCATCGAGGAGCGTCGAGGCGCTGAGAACGCGCATAGGGACGTCATCACGGAAGAGGGCATGGAATACGCTCCCGCGGCCTCCTCAGGGCGGGAAAGCCAGGCGATCGAGCAGCGGAAGCACCAAATCGAGGAGATCGCCCGCCCGTTTGGGGTGCCGCGGCCCCTTCTCGGCGTGGATGACACGTCCTGGGGCTCCGGCATTGACGTGCTGGGCCAGCTCTTTGTCCGCTACGCCCTAAATCCTTGGTTCGAGGCGTGGCAGCAAGCGATCGAGCGGGACCTGCTGACGGATGCCGAGGCCGACGTCTATGAGGCCAAGTTCAACCCAGGCGGGCTCCTCCGGGGCAATATGAAGGACCAGGCCGAATTCTTCGCCAAGGCGCTCGGCTCCGGCGGGCATCAGCCGTGGATGCACGAGGAAGAGGTTCGCGAAATCTCCGATATGCCGCCGCGGGATGACCTCCCCAAGGCTTCGGGACAACAGAAAGGGACGGCCGATGAGCCTCCGCAAGCTGCCTGAGATCAAGGCCCAGCGTTCCCCTGTCCTGCACGCCCTGGATCCTGACCCCGAGTGGCTGAACCGCTGGGACGCGGGCATCCACGCGCAGGCTGAGGGCGAGGCGACCATCAGCATCCTTGATGTCATCGGGGCGGATATGTGGTCGGAGGGCGGCATCACCTCCAAGCGGATCGCAGGCGCGCTGCGGTCCATCGGCGACCGGGACGTGACGGTCCACATCAACAGCCCCGGCGGTGACTTCTTTGAGGGCGTGGCGATCTACAACGCCCTCCGAGCCCACAAGGGTCAAGTGACGGTGCAGGTTCTAGGGCTGGCCGCTTCCGCTGCTTCCGTCATCGCCATGGCAGGGGACCGCATCGAGATCGGCAAGGCCGGCTTCCTCATGGTCCACAACGCTTGGGTCATGGCTATCGGCAACCGCCACGACCTCGCGGAAGCGGCCAAGACCATGGAGCCGTTCGATAGCGCCATGGCGACGGTCTACGCCGACCGCGCGGGCGTCGAGAAGACCGAAGCGGCCGGCTGGATGGACGCGGAAACGTGGTTCAACGGCGAAGAGGCTGTTGAGGCAGGGCTGGCGGACGACTTCCTGCCGGCCGACGCCATCGTGAACGACAAGGCCAGGGCCGAAGAGGCACGCCCTATCAAGGCGCGGCGCGAGATCGACGCCCGACTGGCCAGAACAGGACTTCCCCGGAGCAAAAGCCGTGCGCTTTGGTCCGAGGCAGCAGGGGGCACGCGTGACGCTGCCCTAACCGTCACGCAGGACGCTGACGTCATCGCGGGCCTCCAGGCCCTCCGTGCAACTATCGGGTCAAGGAGCAAACCATGACCAAGATGATGAACCCGGGCGCTGTCGTCCGTGGCATCGTCGCCGTGCGGGCTGATGCCAGCGGCGACGTCAAGACGATCCTCGCCAGCCTTCAGAAGGACTGGGCCGACTTCAAGTCCGAGCAGGACGAAGCGGTCAAGGCGCTGAAGAAGGGGCAGGAGGATGTGGTCAAGTCTGAGAAGATCGACCGGATCAACGCATCGGTTTCCGAACTCCAGGCCGCCGTGGATCAGGCGAACGCCAAACTGGCGGCGCTGTCGATCGCGGGCACCACGGGCACCAGCAAGGACCCGGAATACAACGCGGCCTTCAACGCCCACTTCCGCAAGGGCGACGTGCAGGCGGCGCTGAACAAGGGCACCGCGTCCGAAGGCGGCTATCTGGCTCCCGTCGAATGGGACCGCACAATCACCGACAAACTGGTGCAAGTCAGCCCCATGCGCCAGATCGCGCAGGTCCAGAACATCAGCGGCGCGGGCTTCTCAAAGCTCTTCAACGCGCGCGGGATGGGCTCGGGGTGGGTCGGCGAAACTGCGGCTCGCCCGCAGACCTCCACGCCGACGATCGGCACCATGACCTACACCCCCGGGGAGATCTACGCGAACCCGGCGGCAACCCAGGGCTTCCTGGACGATGCTGCGGTGGACGTAGAGCAGTGGATCGCCAATGAGGTCGAGAGCGAGTTTGCCTATCAGGAGGGGCTGGCTTTCATCTCGGGGACCGGCGTCAACAAGCCCGCAGGTTTCCTGACCTATGTGACTGGCGCCAGCAACGCAGCTGCTCACCCCTGGGGCGCGATCCCCACGGCCGTGACAGCCGCATCGGCTGTCGTCTTCACCGCGGACGAACTCATCAGCTTGGTCTACGACCTGCCGAATGAGTTCCAGCAGAGCGCACGCTTCGTTACGAACCGGAACGTCGTCGAAGCTGCCCGTAAGCTGAAGGACGCGAATGGCGCCTACCTCTGGCAGCCGTCGTTCCAAGCGGGCCAGCCGCAGCAGATCCTGGGCTATCCGGTCACGGAAATGCCGGGGATGCCGGACCCCGCGGCGAACTCCTACCCCATCGCGTTCGGCGACTTCCGCCGTGGCTATCTCATCGTGGACCGCATGGGCATTCGCGTCCTTCGTGACCCGTACACGAACAAGCCCTACGTGCATTTCTACACCACCAAGCGCGTGGGCGGCGGCCTCCTCAACCCCGAGGTGCTGCGCGTTCTCCGGATGGCTGCGGTCTAAGCCAGCCACTTGGGCGGCCTCCTTCGGGGCCGCCTTTTCCTTTCGCTCACAGGAGAGCCAATCATGGCACAGAGCAAGACCACGGGCCGCACGGCGAACCGCGAGGTTCGAGACGCGGCGGATGTGACCAACCAGGCTGGCAGCACGGTCGAGCCAACCGGCATCGCCAACCCCGGCGCAGCTCCCAAGTTCGAGCAGGCATCCGGCGCCATCATCGAGCCCGAAATCGCGGGTGCGGTGGACGTCGAGCACGAGAGCGTGGACAACAACCCCCGCGCGGGCACCTCGGCCGAGCAGAACCAGATCGAGTTCAACGACGCGAACCGTCGCCGCCCCGATGACCCCGACTTCGCCGGCATGGGCCTCGACCCGACGCCCTACGGATCGGGCCCCGCTCCGGGTAGCGATGCGCAGGCCCCCCAAGGCGATGCCAACGCCTCCGGCGACAAGTAAGCCGCCATGCACCGCCCCTACCTCATCACGCCGCCCGCTGAGCTTCCCGTCTCGCTTGCCGAGGCCAAGGACGCATGCCGGGTCACGCATGACGAGCAGGACGCCCTCATTCTGCGGCACATCAACGCCGCAGCCAGCCATCTTGACGGCTATAGGGGCATCCTGGGGCGGTGCATCGTCACGCAGACGTGGGGGCAGCTTGCGAATGCGTGGGACCGCTTCCGGCTCCCGTTCCCCGACGTGACTGCTCTGTCCCTTAGCTATCAGAACACCGCCGGCGAGACTGTCGTTGTCCCGACCTCAGACTATCGACTGGTCCACTGGCACCCTGCGCTGACCGTCGATTATGGCTCCGCATGGACCGCGCCTTCCCTGCATTCCACCGGCTACGCGGCCATCACGCTCACCATGACCTGCGGCTATGGCACCGCAGCGGAGGTGCCGGCCGACATCAAGGACGCCATCCTCATCCATGTGCAGGCGCTCTACGACGGGCTGCCGCGCGAGAAGTGGAAGCCGGTCTATGACGACTTCATCGGCAAGCATAGCGTGAAGCGGATCTGAGGCGATGCGCGAGCTCCGTGCCGGCTCCCTCGACCGCCGCATTCAGCTTCGCCGCGCCGCCGTGACCCTCGGCGACTTCGGCAGCATCGAAGCCTGGGCCGATCACGGCGGCGCGATCTGGGCTGCCTATGCCCCTGTCCGAGACAGCGAGAAATACGCGGCCGGGCAGGTTTCCGCGACGACGATGGCGCGCTTCACCGTGCGATGGTCGGCGTTCACGGCGGACATCACGGCCAAGGATCGGCTCGCGTTCGACGGGCGGGAATTCAATATCACCGGGACGAAGGAGATCGGCCGGCGGGAGTTTGTCGAGATTTCGGCTGTGGCGGAGAGTGACTGATGGCCCGGAACGCGGTCGCGCTCAACGTCTCGGGCATGCCGGAACTGAAGGCGCAGCTTGACCGCCTGTCGAAGCGCATGGGCCGCGCGGCCCTGGAGCGGGCCGGGCTTGAGGCGGCGGAACCGACCGCGCGCCTGATGCGCAGCCTCGCGCCGAAGGACACGGGCGAGCTCGCGGAGAGCATCGACGTCGGCGTGAGGGCTACGAGCCACGACGAGGGCGCGAAGGCCTACCAGCGCACGATGAAGGCGGGCGGCACTCAGGAGCAGGCCGTGTCCGCTCTGCGGAGCGCCAGACGGGCGCAGTCGGCGCAGACCTATGCGACCGTATTCATCGGCCCCGTGGCGGGCCGGGCACGCGAGGACGTCATCAAGGGGTATGTGCAGGAGTTCGGGACCGCGCGCATGGAGCCCAACAGCTACATCCGCGCCGGGTTCGAGCAGGACAAGGGCGCGTTGATGGAGCGGCTGAAGGAAAACATCCGCTTTGAGGTCTTCGCGGCGATCGAGAAGGCGCAGCGTCTCGGGCGACTGAGGGGCTGACATGGAAGAAGCCCTCCTCGCGCTTCTTCGCGGATCCGCATCGGTGACGGCGTTGGTCCCCACGGCCCGCATCAACTGGCGGCGTCATCCGCAGGGCCAACCGTGGCCGGGCATCGTGCTTCACGCCATCAACGATCGCGACGAATACGCCATCGCGGACGTGGCCGACCTGTCCGAGGCGCGCGTCCAGATCGACTGTTGGGCCACGACCTACGGGCAGGCCAAGGCGATCAGCCGGGCGGTCCGCGCGCTTCTGAGCGGCTACCAGGGCGGCGTCTTCTACCAGATGCGGCTCAACGGGGCGCGGGATGCGCGCTCGACCGGAACGAATGAGCCAGACGACCCGGCGGGCGTCTCGCTGGACTTCACTTTCCACTACCGCCGCGCCTTCTGAGGAGACCCCCATGGCCCGCAAGCCTGCCTCCGCTTCGGCGG